CCCTTGACCGTCGGCGCCGACAGCGAACTGTCAATCGACGCACTCATGTAGGCGAGCCCCTGCCACTTGTAGCCGGGCTCCTGGTTGTTGACGACGAGTTGCAGCGTGCCGGGCGTCCCGGCGTCGGCCGCCTTCCACAGCGCGGTATCCGCGGAGTTCCAGAACCCGCCCAGATCGCCCTTGAGATCTTTCATCCCGGGCACGTACACGCGGTTGGTGTCGGAGTAACAGGTCACGTCTTCCATCTCGGTTTCTTCCGAGAGGGTCCACGAGTTCAGGGAAACGATCTCGACGAGCGTCGACCCGCCCGCCTGATCCCAACTGACTTTGCCGAACTTGCCGGTCTTGATCGCCATGGTGTCTCCTTAGTCCTCGGTGTCCGGGTCGCCCGTGACCTGGGCGGCGCCGTGTGCATAGATCCGATCGATGATCGCGGTCAGGGCCGTGTCCCGGTAGCGGGCGGTGATCGGCCGGAAGGTCGGCGTGCCCAGCATCCGGCCGCGGTTGTAGCCCGCGGTCGTCGCGCGCGTCGTCGTCCCGTTCTCGTAGATCGCGGCGTGCGGGGCCAGGTTCTTGACCGTCGCGCCGGCGAGCGTCACGCCGCGCGAGGGGATCACCGTCACGCCGCGGATGAGGCCGCCTTCGCGGTACGGGTAGGCGGCGCGCAGCGCGTCGGCCGCCTCGAACGCCGCGGTGATGAGAATCCCCTCGGCCTCGCTGACGAGATCAGCGGTTAACACCTGTAATTCCTGTTTGAAGGTGTCGAGCCCGTCCCATTTCACGGTGGCGAGTTTCGCCATTACGTGAAGACTTCCTTACACGTGATCTGGGTTTGGAACGCTTTCGCGTTGCGATGGAGGACGCCGTCGACGTGGAAGGTGCGGCCGTGGAAGTGGACGCGCGCGGCCGTCGTGATCCCGGCGTGGTAGTGGCCGACCAGCGTGAGCAGGCCGCCGCCCTCGGCGATCGGGGCGCAGTACCACGTCGGCGGCGTGAGCGGCCGGATGCCGCCGGCGCCGTCGGTTTCGTCGAGCGTCACGATCTGCTGATAGGTGCCGATCGCCATCACGTCACCGTCGGGTCGCGATAGGCGGCGAGGAGGTCGTAGATCTTCGGCCACGGATCCGCCACGTCGCCGTCGCCGCGGTCGTTGTAGTAGTAGGCGGTGAGGAGGAGGATCGCGTGCGTGACGGCCTTCGGCGCGGTCGCGACCGTCCACGTCGGATCGGCACAGAGGTTCAGGTACGAGAGGACCGCTTCCTGCGCGCTGTCGAGTTTCTGCTGCACGTCGGCGTCGTACGCGGCGTCGGTCAGATGCAGATGCACCTTCGCCTGCGCGAGCGTCCAGAGCGGCGGCAGCGTGACGCGCGAGAACTCCAGCGTCACGGCGTCACCGCCTCGGGTTGCGCGTCGGTCGCCGGGGGCAGGGGGGCCACGGCCGGCGCCGAGGCCGCGCGATCCGCGAGTTCGCTAATCGGGTAGTACTGCTGCTGCAGGTACGGCATGTCGCCACCGGGCACGGGGCCGAGGCCGTAATACGTATCGCGCACTTCGTTGACCGACATGCCGGCGGCGATCGCGGTCTTGGCCGCGGTCGTGCGCGTCGCGGTGTCCATCCAGATCAAGAGCGTGTCGTCAAATTCCAGCGACAGATAGAGCGGCAGTTCGAGGCCGTCACCCAGGCACGCGGCGATGCTCGCGAGATGCGGTTCGAGGCACTGCGACTTGTACTGCAACTGCGACGCTTCGGCGTTCGCGTAGGGCGGTTGCTTGTTGCTGTTCAGGATGCTGATGGGCATCCCGAACACTTCGCAGATTTTTTCCTCGGTCCACCCGAGTTGCGCGATGAGTTCCGAGTCAACCGCGGACCCGCCGATGTCGTGGTAGGTCATGCCCTGATCGGTGAGCATGATCTCGCCGGTTTTGAAATTCGCGAGCGTGGATTTGATGCGCTCGGCCGAGGCCGGATCCAGTTTGGTCGGCGCGACGAGCATGCCGGCGGGCCGGCCGCCCTTCGCAAAGAACGTCGTGCTGCTCGCCTGAATCGCCTGGGCCTGCGTGACGGCGCCGCCGATCGCGTAGAGCGGCGAGACGCCGACGAGCGGATGCCACAGACAATTCCAGCGATCGTGAATCAGATCGGATGCGCCCACGACGACGGGCTTGGTCGCCTGCGGGAGCCCGGCGAGTTCGTTCGATTGCAGTTCGTAATACACACTGCCATCGGGGGCGACCATCGGGATCACTTTCAAGGGATCGAGGATGTAAATCGCCTTCACGACGCCGCGCTCGTCGCGCTCTTTCAGGACGTAGGTATTCCCGTAGAGCAACTTGCTCAACATCCACTGTTCGTAGAACTGTTGCGGGGTCTGGTACCGATTCGGCCGACGCAGGACCGGCGTATACGCGGAGTTCGTGGTTTCGAACCAGAACCCGTTGTCGTCGAGTTCGAGCAGGAGCGGCGGCGCGATCTTGGCGATGTCCTGGGCGATGCGCGACACGACCCCGAACACGCTCGGATTCGCAAGCGCGTTCTCGCTCGTCAGCGGGTCGTTGTTCTGCCACGCGCCCGGATAGGACTCGCGGATGATCGGCGACCATCCGCCGCGCACGCCCGTCATGAGCGACGAGACACGCGCGGCGATGCTCGTGAGCAGGCCCACGGCCAGTTACTCGCCCGCGGACGCGCCCTGCTCGAAGCCGGTCGGGGCCGGCCAGGCCGCCGCCGTCAGATACTTCACCGCGTTCGCGTTGATTTTCTTCCAGTTGGTGAACCGCTCGGCGCGCAGGGCGACCGCGTTCATCTGGAACATCGAGACGAGGATGGTCGTCGCGGCGACCGGGGAATCGGGCGCGCCGTCCATCTGCAGCGACGCTTCGCCGCTCGCGTCGATCGTCACCCCGCCGTCGTCGGCGTAGAGGATCAGCGACGGCTGCAAGGCAATCACCTTGGTCGTGACGGTGTTGCTGACGATGAACTTCATGCCCTTCCAACTGCCGCCGTCGATGTTGACGCCGGGGAACTGCGCGGTCCCGTCGGCGAAGGTTTTGAACGAGAGCGCCAGCGCATTGGCCGGCGACATGATGAACGTGAGGCCACTGATGGGGATGTTGTTGGTCGTGAAGTGATTCACCAAGCCCAGAATGTCGGCCCACGGGTTGGCGGTCGCGGCGGCGGTCGGGGCGCCGTTCGTGATCGACGCCGGGTTGACGCCGGCGACGGCGGCGATCGCCGGATCGGTGAACTGCGCGTCAATGAAGCGCGCGATCCCCGCGACCATCTCGCGGCGGACGGCGTCCTCGGCGCTCGGGCTCGACAGTTTGATCAGTTCCTGCGAGAGCACGATGATCGCGGCGACCTTCGCCCAATCGAGCGTCACGCTCCCGAACGTCAGCGACGTCACGGGTTTCGGTTTCAGTTCCCCGACCCACGAGTAGGTCCCGCCGCCGGTCTGCTGGGGAATCTTGGCGTTGAAGGGCACTTTGTAGAGCCCGCTGATCTGGTCGACGATGGTCGCGGCGCGCAGGAGTTCGATGAAATCCTTCGAGATGTTCGGCTGGACGAGTGGGCCGGCCCATACCGCATCGGTCGCGGTGCCGGCGGCGACGGCGGCCTTGAGCGCGAGCGCGACCTCCGGGGTCGAATCGTTCCACCGCGCCGCAATCTCATACGCGGGTACGTGCGTCTTGTGGGCGATCGCCTGGGCGCAGACGTAGCGCACAAACTGGGTGCCCTTCTCGACGTTCGGCGTGACCGAGACGTGGGCGTAGGGACTCACGATGCGCCGCACCGGCGTCGCGGTTTTGATCTGCAGCGCCTCGGTGTCCTTCCACTGCGCGATCGTCGTCGCGCACTGCTCCGCGTCGGCCGCGAACTTCGCGTGCTGCGTGGATTCCTCGTCGGTGAGGTGGCGATTGTCCTTGGCGGCGGTGTCCATCAGCCCCGCCATGGCGTCGGCCAGCGTCTGCCGTTTCGATTCCAGGGTGGTGATGTGTTCAGCGGCCGTCAATGGCATAACGTCTCCTTCAAATAGCGATTTCAGGTGCAGAATTTTCGCGCCGGGGTTACTGGGAATCGTCACCGCCGACACTTCGCAGATTTCGATCTTGGTCAGCCGGCGCGTGCCGTTTCTGAGGTGTTCGATCCCGCCGTCGAGGATGCGATACCCGATCGAGACCGCGGGCACGAGGCCGCTCTTGATCGACTGCCAGCAACTATCGACCAACGTCTTGAGCGGCCCGGGCTCGTCGATGTCGGGGATCTCGGCGTCGAATTGCAGACTCGTCGGGGTCGGGGTGAGCGTCACGCGGCCGATGGGGCGATGGGCGTCGTGCTGCCAGAGGAGCGGGAGCGGGTTGGTGTAGGTGGCGCCGGCGAGGTCGATGGAGTCGCCCTGCCGGTCGACTTCGGGGGTGGACGCAATGCCGCTGAACCGGCGGCCCACCGGCGCGATTGACTTGAGTTCGAGGCGGCTATACGCGCGGTCCACGGATGGCCGTGGACTATATCGTCAGATATATTGACGTGGCTAGTAAATTCTGCTAACCGACGATGGCGACCGAATATTCGGGGGTCTGGACGTTGCGTTCCATGGCGTCGATCGCCTGAATCAGCGCCACCACGCCGTCAATGCGTTCCGTTGAGGCCTTTTTCGAGGGCTTCAGGTTCCCCGCCGGGTCGGTTTCGACCGACACATTGCCGACATTCCACCGCAGGACCGGGTGCCCGGCGTGACGCAGGGTGCGCGAGAGGACTTGTGTTTCGAGGGATTTGGTCGCCGCGCTCAGCCCCGCGAACGTCTGCGGGACCTTCACGAGCGGACACCCGTCCTGTTCGAGGCGGTAAATCAGGCTCGTCGCGTTCCACGGGTCGGTCGCGACCATTTCGACGGCGAACTCCTCCCGCCACGCCTCGATCTGTTCGCGCACCGCGGCGTAGTCGCCGATCGTCGGCCCGGGGACGATCGTCAGGTACCCGTCGCGCGCCCACGCGTCATACGGCACACGGTCGCGCCGGACCCGGTCGGGAATCTTCTCGCCGGGCACGAAAAAATGCGGGAGGACGTCGAACCCACCGTCGCCGTCGGGGAACACCGCCACGAGCGCGGTGAGATCTTCGGTCGCGCTCAGATCCATCCCGACGTAACACGGCCGCGCGCGCCACGCCGCGCGGAGGTCGATCGGGACCTTGCACGCGTCCCAGGCCGACAGCGACAGCCACCGACTCGCCTGCTCGGTCCACTGGTTGAGGTATAAACGCCTAAAATTGTTTTCCTGCGCGGGGATTTCTTTCGCCCTCGCGAAGGCGATCTCCATCTCCTCGCGACTGCGAAAATCCCCGAGCGCCGGGTTGGCCTTCTGCCACACGCGGCGACTCGTCCAGTCCGCCTCGATCGGCGCCTCGTACAAAATCGGCAGGAACGTCGGATCCAGTTTCGGGTTCTCCTGCACTTTTTTCGCGTGCGCGTAGAGTTCCCAGAGGATCGAGTGTTTGTCGTACCCCGCGGTCGAGATCACCAGGAACAAGGGCTGCGTGCGCGCGCCCATCGAGGTCGACAGCACGTCGTACAGGTCGCGGTTCGGCGCCGCGTGCAGTTCGTCGTACACGACCATGTGCGCGTTAAACCCGTGCTTGCTGTACGCCTCGGCGCTGATCGCCTTGTAGGAACTGCCGCTCGGCTTGTGCACGATCCGTTTCTGGCTGTCGACGATGTAGCACTCGGCGTCCAAGACCGGATCGTTCCGCACCATCTGCGCCGCGACCCCGAACACCAGCCCCGCCTGGTCTTTATCCGCCGCGGCCGAGTAGATCTCGGCGCCGGCCTCCCCATCCGCCAGGAGCCCGTACAGCGCAATCGCCGCCGCCAGTTCGGACTTGCCGTTTTTCCTCGGGAGCATCAACAACGCCGTGCGGTACTGCCGTCGGCCATCCCGGCGCTTGCGGAAGAGTTGCTTGAGGATGCGTTTCTGCCACGGCCGTAACTGAAACGTCTGGCCGGCCGCGGCGCCCTTGGTATGTGTGAGGCTGTTGATGAACCCGATCGGCTCTCTGGCGGGCGCTGGCGGCCCCGTCGGGCCATCGTGGCGCGTGGGTTGGTTGCGGTTCCATCCGCCTCGCCGATCCCGTTTCCTGGGGGTCTCTACCACGTCAGGCATGGGTTAGGATTGGGCAAACAAGTAGTTGGGG